GTTTAAAGAGTACAACGCCCGTGATGTAGCGGTCGAAGTAGCCATTCAGGCTCGACTTAATAAATTCCCCGTGCCGGAGGACGAGTGGCGAAACTATATCCTCGATCAACATATAAACGACCGAGGCATCCGACTGGATAGGGAGCTGGTCAGAGAAGCTATCTGCTGCGACGAGCGTTCAAGGGCTGAACTGACTAGCGCCATGCGTGAACTTACCGACTTGGAGAACCCCAATTCAGTTGCTCAGATGAAAGCGTGGCTGGCAGACAACGGCCTAGAAACCGACACCCTCGACAAGGCGGCCGTTAAGGAGCTGCTGAGGACCGCGCCTGAGGGACTCAGCAAGGTTTTGTCCCTCAGGCAAGATCTCGCCAAGAGCAGTGTAAAGAAGTACACGGCCATGGAGAACATGGTCTGTACAGACGGCAGGGCCAGAGGGCTACTCCAGTTTTACGGCGCGAACCGAACAGGGCGGTGGGCCGGGAGGCTAATTCAGGTGCAAAACCTGCCCCAGAATCATCTACCGGACTTGGAGCAGGCACGGCAACTCGTAAAAACTGGCGACTTTGATATGCTGACAGTCCTCTACGATTCGGTGCCGGCCGTCCTTTCCGAGTTAATCCGTACGGCCTTTATCCCAAGGACAGGCTACAAGTTTATTGTGGCCGACTTCAGCTCGATCGAGGCCATGGTCATATCCTGGCTGTCGGGAGAAAAGTGGAAAATGGACGTCTTCACCGGGGACGGGAAGATCTATGAGGCCACGGCCGCCCGCATGTTCAATGTGCCAATTGAATCCGTCACCAAGGGAAGCTTGCTCCGGCAAAAAGCGAAGCAAACCGAGCTCGCGTGTGGTTACGGAGGGTCAGTCGGTGCGCTGAAGGCCATGGGTGCCCTAGAGATGGGCATTGCTGAAGATGAGCTTCAGCCGCTGGTCAATGCCTGGCGTACCACCAACCCCAACATCGTGCGCTTCTGGTGGGCTGTGGACCGCGCCGCAAAAACGGCTGTCAAAGAGAGAACCAGCACAGAAACCCACGGCATCCGTTTTTCTTTCCAGAGCGGTTTCCTGTTCATAACGCTGCCCTCCGGCAGACGGCTGGCTTACGTCAAGCCGCGTATCGAGACTAACCGCTTTAGCGGCGAGGCGGTGACTTACGAGGGTGTGGGACAAGCCAAGAAGTGGGAGCGCATCGAAAGCTACGGCGCGAAGTTCGTGGAGAATATCGCTCAAGCGATCTCCCGCGACCTCCTCTGCCATGCCATGCGCAGATTAGATGCGGCCGGTCTTTGCATTGTGATGCATGTCCATGACGAAGTGGTCATTGAGACCCCGCTTAGTGTTTCTGTTGAAGCTGTCTGCCGCCTAATGAGTGAGCCCCCACTTTGGGCCAAGGGCCTTCCGCTACGTGCCGAAGGGTTTGTGTGCCCATTTTATAAAAAAGAATAGCGATGCTTGTGCAGGACCGTCCGATTTGGCACTTCCCCATGGCATATAGCGAAGGCCAAACTATACTGAGCCTTCGGAGAGGACAAGCCGGATGAATGAAATGCAAATTTTCTCCTACGAGGGTAAAGAGGTCAGAACTATGCAGCGGAACGGGGAGCCGTGGTGGGTGCTGAAAGATGTGTGCGACGTATTGGAACTCAGTAACGCGCGGATGATTGCCGACCGCCTAGACGAGGATGATGTAAGCCTAGCTTACGTCACCGACAATATGGGGAGGCAGCAGCAAACCAACATTGTAAACGAGAGCGGGCTTTACAACGTTATCCTGCGCTCGGACAAGCCCGAAGCAAAGAGTTTCAAACGCTGGGTCACCCACGAGGTGCTGCCACAAATACGCCGGCATGGGGCCTACGTCACAACCTCCAAGCTGGAGGAAATCATGAACGACCCTGACTCTTGGATCAGGCTGTTAACTACCCTCAAGCAGGAACGTCAGGAGAAGGAGCTGCTACAGCTGCAAGCCGCCGCGGACAAGCCGAAGGTGATCTTTGCCGATGCGGTGTCGGTTTCTCAAGGGGCCATTCTCATTGGGGAACTGGCGAAAATACTTAAAGGCAACGGCATCGACATTGGGCAGAACCGCTTATTTGAAAGACTACGCCAGGACGGCTTCCTCATTAAGCGAAAGGGAACCGACTACAATGCGCCGACGCAGAAAGCTATGGAGCTGGGGCTCTTTAAGGTCAAGGAAACCGCCATTACTCACTCCGACGGTCACGTCACCATCTCCAAGACCACAAAAGTAACGGGCAAGGGCCAGCAGTACTTCGTTAACTACTTTCTGGGCCACAAGGCGAGCGACCATGGAATGGCGTAACAGCAAAGGCTATCCCGACCCCACCGCAGCAGAAGCACTCGCCAGAGTAGTAGCTCTGGAAAAGGCTGCAGGGAGAAGGTATCGACCGCTGGTCTACATCTGCTCACCCTATGCCGGCAACATTGACTACAATACCAGCCGTGCCCGCGGTTACTGCCGTTTTGCGCTTAGTGTGGGGTGTATCCCACTCGCGCCGCACCTTCACTATCCGCAATTTATGGACGAGTCAGACTCTGAAAGCCGTGAGCTGGGGCTTTCTATAGCGCTCATTCTCCTTGGCAAATGCAAAGCGGTGTGGGTATTTGGCGACCGGATTTCGGAGGGAATGGCCCGCGAGATTGCCAAAGCCAAGCGACGAGGAATGCCCATTAGGTACTTTAACGAAAAGTGCGAGGAGGTGGTGCGAGATGAAGATTGCAGTCGGCAATAGCCGTATGGATAAGAGGTGGAAGAACAAAGACATCTCATGGGCAGATTTCAAGAATGCCGTGCGCACCACAAAGCGCACTACGGAGACTGTGTCCGAGTATCGCAAGATGAGCAAAGCGCAGCAGGACGAGATTAAGGATATTGGCGGCTTCGTGGGCGGAGCACTAAAAGAGGGGAAGCGGGGTAACGGCTACGTCCATTGCCGCTCTATGCTCACCTTGGATATGGACTATGCCACCCCCGACATCTGGGAGCAGTTAGAGGTCCTCTATGACTGGGCCTGCTGCGCCTACTCCACCCACAAAAGTACGCCCGAAGCTCCGCGCCTGCGGCTGGTTATCCCGCTTGAGCGCGAGGTCAGTGAGGACGAGTACCCCGCTCTGGGACGTATGGTGGCCAAAGAAATAGGGCTCGACCTGTTCGACGACACCACCTACGAGCCCTCGCGGCTGATGTACTGGCCGTCCACTTCCGCTGACGGTGAGTTTGTGTTCCGCGAAAAGGACGGTGACCTACTAGACCCTGACGTCTATCTTGCCAGATACGCAGATTGGCGGGATACGGCCACGTGGCCAACATCCAAACGGCAGTCCGAGGTGCTGGAGCGGAGGCTCAAACAACAACAGGACCCGTTGGCCAAAGGCGGTGTGGTGGGTGCTTTCTGCCGGGCTTACTCCATTGAGGCGGCTATCGAAGCCTTTCTCGCCGGCGTCTACGAGCCCTCCGCCATGGCCGGCCGCTACGACTATGTCCCGGCCGACAGCGCCGCCGGCTTGGTCATCTACGGCGACAAGTTTGCCTACAGCCACCATGCCACCGACCCGGTCTGCGGCAAGCTGCTTAACGCCTTTGACCTAGTGCGACTGCATAAGTATAACGACCTCGATGAAAAGGCTTCGTTTAAGGCCATGTCGGATTTTGCTGTTAAAGATGAGCAGGTTAAGGCCCAGCTCGCTCTGGAGCGTCAGGCACAGGCCACCGCAGACTTCGCGGATGAGGACAACTGGCAGAGCAGGCTTGAGCTAGATAAAACAGGTGCAGTGAAAGACACGCTCACCAACATCTCCATCATTCTGCGCTTTGATCCCAAACTGCAGACTATCGTGTTTAACCAGTTCAAGAACATGATCGATGTCGTCGGCGAGCTTCCTTGGCCGCAAGTAAAACCCGGCTGGGGCGATACCGACATGGCCTGCGCGAAGCTGTACTTCGAGCGCGCCTACGGTATCTGGTCACCCACTAAGTTCAAAGACGCTTTGCTAGGGGTTGTATCTGTGGAGCGCCTCTACCATCCGGTGAAGGAGTACCTCGGTCGGCTCTCTTGGGATGGCCTTGAGCGACTGGATACCCTGCTAGTCGACTACCTTGGCGCAGAAGACAGCCCTTATGTGCGGGCCGTTACCCGCAAGACCCTCGTGGCGGCGGTGGCTCGCATATACCAGGCTGGTCTTAAGTTTGACTCCATCCTGGTGCTAAATGGCGCGCAAGGTATCGGCAAATCCATGCTCTTTGCGCGTCTCGGCGGACAGTGGTATTCCGACTCGCTCTCCATCTCCGACATGAAGGACAAGACCGCCCCGGAGAAGCTGCAGGGCTACTGGATACTGGAGCTAGGCGAGCTTGCGGGTATCAAGAAGCTGGACGTGGAGACGGTGAAATCATTCATCACTCGCGTCGACGATAAGTACCGGCAGTCCTACGGGGTTGCCGTGGAGAGTCATCCGCGCTCCTGCATCATCGTGGGTACCACCAACAGCGACGGTGGCTTCTTGCGCGACATCACGGGAAACCGGCGTTTCTGGCCGGTGCGGGTTATGGGGCAGGGCAGGTACCAAGCATGGGAGCTCACAGACGTCGACCAAGTTTGGGCCGAGGCCATTGAGAGGTATAACGCGGGGGAGGAGCTATTCCTAAAGGGCAGCCTTGCGGAGGAAGCTGTGACCCAGCAGCGCGAGGCCATGGAGGGGGACGATCGGGAGGGGCTGGTGGCCGAGTACCTCGACACACCTCTGCCGGAAGGCTGGGACAAGATGGACCTTTACCAAAGGCGTAACTTCCTCTCCGGCAGCGAGTTTGGTGGGGAAGCTCGCGTAGGAGTCAAGCGCCGGCAGCAGGTCTGCGTAATGGAAGTATGGTGTGAGTGCTTCGGCAAGAATCGCGAAACCGTCAAAAAAGGCGACTCCTACGAGATTGAGGGCATTTTGAACAAGATCGGCGGCTGGGCGAAATTCACCGGGAACAAAACGGGCAAGAAGAATCTGCCGCTCTACGGCCCGCAGCGGGTGTTTATTCGTTCCGATGAGGAGGCGTAGGCACATGCCCATTGTACCCATTGTGCCCATAAATCCAGTCATGGGCACAGCTGAAAACCCTTTGCCTGCCAAGCCCCTTGCCTTGTCTGTTCCCATTGTGCCAATAAATCACCCCTTAAAGGTTGTAGGTATAAGTATTAGAGAAGTAATGGGCATGTGTAAGCGTGTACACGCGCGTAGGAGTTTGAAGTGCTTGGGCACACTCATCGGCACAGGAGGATTTGATGCGCGAGAGACAGATTGAGCAGAAACTTGTCCGAGCAGTTAGAGCGATGGGGGGCTTGGCCGTGAAATTTGTCTCGCCCGGTTGCGATGGCATGCCCGACCGTCTTGTCCTTATCCCCGGTGGGAAGATGGCCTTTGTGGAGGTCAAGACAAAGGGAGGCCAATCCCGCCCACTACAGGTCAAAAGGCATGAGATGCTCAGGGCTTTGGGATTTAAGGTGTATGTCCTTGACGATGAAAGGCAGATACAGCAGATTCTGAAAGAGGTAGGCGGCCTTGAAAGAGAGGTGCAAGATGGAGGGTTTGCTAGCAAGGACTGATCTTCACGGTTATCAGAGATATGCCGTTGAGTTCATAAAAACGAATACAATTAGCGCCATCTTACTGTCCATGGGGCTTGGCAAGACGGTGATTACCTTGACGGCCCTCGTGGATCTGTTGTTTGACAGCTTTGAGGTGCGCAAAGTTCTCGTTATTTGTCCTCTCCGCGTCGGGATTGTATGGGTTGATGAGATTCGAAAATGGAGTCATCTGCATTTTCTGCAATGCTCAGTGGCCATCGGGAGCGAAACAGAGCGGCAAGCGGCGCTCAAAGCCAAAGCTGACATTTACATCATCAACCGTGAAAATGTCCAATGGCTCATCGAGAGCAGCGGGCTTCCCTTTGACTACGACATGGTGGTGGTGGACGAGCTCTCGTCTTTTAAGAATCACCAGTCAAAGCGCTTCAGGTCGCTGATGAAGGTTCGCCCTAGGGTAAAGCGCATCGTTGGGTTGACGGGTACGCCGACGAGCAACGGTCTCATGGACCTATGGGCGGAGTTCCGGCTGCTGGACATGGGCCAGCGGCTGGGGCGGTTCATCGGGAAGTTTCGCGCTGACTACTTTGTCCCCGACAAGCGCAACGGTCAGGTTGTTTTTAGTTACAAGCCTCTGCCGAATACCGAGGAGGAAATCTACCGCAGAATTGCCGACATCACTATTTCCATGAAGTCCACCGATCATATACAAATACCGGAACTGGTGACTGCCGAGCACCCTGTGCGGCTGTCGGACAAAGAGCGGGAGCGTTATGACGAGCTGCGGCAGGACTTGGTGCTCAAGCTATCGGGCGGCGATGTTACCGCGGCCAACGCCGCCGCACTGTCGGGGAAACTGTGTCAGATGGCTAACGGCGCGGTCTACGGCGACGACGGCGAAACCCACCACATACACGACCGCAAGCTGGACGCGTTGGAGGACTTGATTGAAGCCGCGAATGGCAAGCCTGTCCTTATTGCCTACTGGTACAGACATGACCTACTGCGGATGCAAAAACGCTTCTCCGCTACAAAGCTTGATTCGCCTGATTCCATCAAGGCGTGGAATAATGGGGACATCCCAGTCGCCGTCATACACCCCGCGTCAGCCGGGCACGGGCTGAACCTGCAAAGCGGAGGGGCCACCTTAGTATGGTTTGGCCTGACGTGGAGCCTAGAGCTCTACCAGCAGACTAACGCCCGACTCTGGCGGCAAGGGCAAAGGGACACCGTGGTAATCCACCACATCATCGCTAAGGGGACAGTTGACGAGCAGATCATGAAAGCGCTCAAGCGCAAAGATGAAACACAGAATGCCCTTATTGAAGCGGTGAAGGTGAGTCTAGGAAGGGAGAATGGCAGATGATCGCACTGAAATACATCAACAAGAACGCTGCTACTATTGCCGCTCTCCGCGACTACCACAATATGCGGTTCATTATTAACAACACCAGCGAGGAAATTAAGGACCTGTACGAGAAAATGAGCGCGCCCAGAGTCCCTAAGCTGTCCGGAATGCCGTCCGCCAGAAACCCTCAAGCCGGAGCAGATAAAATAACGAGCCAAATTGACAAGCTCGACATCCTGCGGGAGCGGTATAACCAGGCGATGGAGTACATGACCTGGTTTGGCCCGGCGTGGTCTAGTTTGACGGACGATGAGCAGCACATTCTTTCGGAGTTCTACATGGCCGACAACCAGAAGTCCGGTGCAACCTACCGCCTGATGAGCCAACTCCAGTACAGCGAAAGCCATGTCGAGCGCCTGCGCTCGTATGCCTTGAGCCATCTGCGCAGCAAGTTGTTCGGCTAAACATGAGGGAATTCTGAGGGAATTATTGCATTGCGGCGTGGTATAGTAGTAGTATCCAGAACTAGAGCAAGAGCCTTCGCGGGGTTTACCCCGCGGGGGCTTTTACATTTGCGAAACGAGGCGAGTTTATGCCCTACAGACCAAGGCGAGCCTGCTCCCATCCCGGTTGTCCGAAACTCACGGACGGCAGATTCTGCGGGGAGCATGCCAAACAAGAAGCAAAACGCTATGAAAGATACCAGCGTGACCCTGCTACGCGCAAGCTCTACGGCCGGACGTGGAAGCGCATACGCGACCGCTACATCGCGGCACATCCCCTTTGTGAGCAGTGCAATCAGCACAGACGGATCACTCCCGCCGAGGAAGTGCATCACATCACGCCACTGTCTAGAGGGGGCACTAATGATGTGGGGAATCTCATGGCCTTGTGCCCCAGCTGTCACTCCGCGATTACTGCACGTGAAGGCGGGCGCTGGGAAAGAAAGAACCAGGGGACTTAAAGCAGTCACCTGGTTCTACGAGAGCTATACGGGGAGTCCGTGCTTTCTTAGCAAATCGTCAGTTGCCTTTCTTACTCTAAGATAATCGTGATCACCGTTACCATTTAGCGGGTAGGACGGACTCCTGCGGCCAGAAACCTTCCCGTCGTAAACCATTTGAACCTTGAGCACTTTAACAGGGTTCGGATCGCCCCACCCCTCGTATCCGATGGATATTTTGTATTCGGTGTTTGGTCCGTGAGGAGCCGAAGCATCAACAGAAACAGAGTCAATGGGAGTGAAGACTCTAGGCATGGCGTCAATCTCCTTTCGTTCATTGTGCTTATAGTGTACTATAGTAGTCTATAGGTGTCAACGGGAACCTTAGGGTAGGGGGGTCAAAATCTCTGTGACTCTCGGCCCGAGCAACGGGCGTGGGCTCGCGTGCGAAAAAATACCGGTTCAAACAAGGGATTAAATGGTAGAAGCCCCTAAACAGACAAGGAGGTGAAGCCCCGTGGCAAAAGACGGAACGAACCGAGGCGGCCGCCGCGTCCGAGCGGGGGGCAAGCCGCAGCCCCTTGCGGAAAAAATCACGGCCGGCAAGGCCGCGCGAATTTTGGAGGCCGCGGAACTGCCGCCTGCGGCTCTACCGGACGTTGGCGAACTTGGCGACGCAGCAGATGTGTTTGGTGAGGACATGCCCGCGCCCAGCGACTACCTCAGCGCACGGCAAAGAGACGGGAAGGTGCTGGGCGCGGACCTACTGTTCATTGAAACATGGAAGTGGCTCAAGGCGCGCGGGTGCGAGAAGTTCGTCAACCCACGGCTGATTGAAGCCTACGCACAAGCCTTCACGCGCTACATCCAGTGCGAGGAAGCCATCAGCACCTATGGTCTTCTAGGCAAGCACCCGACCACGGGCGGCGCCATAGCCAGCCCTTTCGTACTCATGAGCCAGTCCTTCCAGAAGCAGGCCAACCTGCTCTGGTATGAGATCTTCGATATCGTGAAGCAAAACTGCACCACGGCATTTGTGGGCAATCCGCAAGATGACATTATGGAGACCTTGCTGTCGCGCAGGAGGGGGAGGTAGGAGCAAATGAATGTAACTGAGCGTTTAGAGAAAGTGCCTATCGACAAGCTGGTGCCGTACGCCAGAAACGCCCGAACGCACAGCAAGGAGCAGGTCCTGCAGCTGCGCTCCTCGCTGCGAGAATTTGGCTTTGTCAATCCCATCATAGTGGACAGGCACTACAACATCATCGCAGGCCACGGGCGTATCCTCGCCGCCAAAGAAGAAGGCATGACAGAGGTGCCCTGCGTGTTTGCGGAGCATCTGAGCGAAGCTCAGAAGCGGGCGTACATTATTACCGACAACCGCCTCGCTTTAAGTGCCGGCTGGGACGCGGAGATGCTGGCGGTGGAAATTGCCGACTTACAGGCCGCCGCCTTTGATGTGTCGCTCCTAGGCTTTGAAGACGCGGAACTGAACAAGCTACTTGGCAGCATGGATGATGTTATGGACGACGACTTTGATGTCGAGGGCGAGTTGAAAAAGCCTTCAATCACGAAGGTTGGTGATGTTTGGCTACTTGGCAGGCACCGCCTAGTCTGCGGTGACTCTACCCGCGCCGATACATTTGTTCTACTCATGGACGGCAAGGCGGCCAATCTAGTGGTGACCGACCCTCCATATAATGTCAATTACGAGGGTGCGGCGGGCAAAATCAAGAACGACAACTTGACTGACGGTAATTTCTATAAGTTTTTGTTCGACGCCTTTACCTGCACAGAAAAAGCGATGGCTAGGGATGCTTCCATTTACGTCTTTCATGCCGACACCGAGGGCTTGAATTTCCGCAAGGCCTTTGCCGACTCAGGCTTCTACCTCTCCGGCACTTGCATTTGGAAAAAGCAGTCGCTCGTACTCGGTCGTTCGCCCTACCAATGGCGCCACGAGCCCATCCTCTTTGGCTGGAAGAAAGCTGGCAAACATGTTTGGTACTCAGACCGTAAACAGTCGACCATCTGGGAGTTCGACAAGCCCCGTAAGAACGCCGACCACCCTACCATGAAGCCGGTGCAGCTCATGGCTTACCCAATCTTGAACTCCAGCATGACGGGCTGTATCGTGCTGGACCCCTTCGGCGGGAGCGGCTCCACCCTTATCGCCTGCGAGCAGACGGACAGAGCATGTTACATGGTGGAACTGGACGAGAAGTTCTGCGACGTAATCGTCAAAAGGTACATTGAGCAGGTCAGCGGCGCGGAGAAGGTGTTTCTTATCCGGGATGGCGTGAAGGCAGCATTCAACGACTTGGAACAGCCCCAGTCCGAGGCACAATAATTCCTCAAATTGTGCATGAAGAACTTGCTATTCCACAGCTTCAGAGTGATATATGTAGTCACCCAGAAGCTAAGGAGGTCTATGAAAAATGGATGTTAAATTCAATGTAACCGGCGAAGCGCGCAAAGCGCTCGTCAAGGCGACAGCAGAAGCTCTCGGCTGGGAGCCGGTCTACAAGGGAGCGCCGAGCTTCGCTTACGCGGTCAACAATGTCACCATCAGCAGAGACGGCACCCTCTCTTGGGATGAGCGCACTGATGAGGCGGCTATGCGGAATCTGCTCGGCAGGCTGCGGGAGATGGGCTTTGCAGCGCTAGACGCGGAAATCGACCCCGACGACAACTGCGACAGGCTGACTATCGAGATGCCGCTGGCGGGTTTTACCGACGCGGCGCTAGAGAACCTCGAACGGCTCATCGCCGGCAAGGCGGCGCTGATCAAGAAAGCCATTGGAGCAGAAGTCCTCCCCCTTGTCCGGACTAAAACAACGCTAAAATTCCCTTGGTTTAAGTTCGGCATTGACGGCTCAACAGTCGCCGCCTACTCTCGCTTTATCGGCGCGCTGTGCGCTGCGGCTAAGGAGCAGAAACGCGTCACGGTCCGGGAAAAGCCAGTGGAGAACGAGAAGTATGCCTTCCGTGTGTTCCTCCTTCGCCTCGGCTTTGTGGGCGACGAGTACAAGGCGGCGCGGAAGATCCTTTTGCAAAATCTCTCCGGCAACTGCGCGTTCAAAGGGGGCGCTAGGCCCAAAGCGGAGGTGGATGCGGATGAATAAGTTTCCCGCCAAGGAGGTAGTGGCGCGGCTGCGCAAAGAGTATCCCCACGGCACCCGCGTGGAGCTGGTCAGGATGAACGACCCCTATTCCAGACTTAAACCCGGCGACCAAGGAACTGTGGACTTTGTCGACGACACTGGCACCCTGTTTTGTATCTGGGACTCTGGCTCCACCCTCGGCGTTGTCTACGGCGAGGACGCGGTCAGAAAGCTGTCGGCGGAAACGGAGAAAACCACCCATGAATGATAAGATAAAAGAGCAAATCCTCTCCATCCGGGCGAGCGGCGTCACCAACATGTTTGACGTGACCCGCGTCCAGCACGAGGCATACGCATGCGGGTTTTACGAGCTTGTGCTGTATCTGGAGGAACACAGGGCCGAATACAGCCGCTTTATCCTGACCGGTGAAGCGGATGAGAGAGAATAGCTGCAAGCCAACATATAAACAGGGAAAGGGCTTCCATGGAGGCTCTTTTCTTTTGCCCAATTTTATGTAGGAGGCACGCATGAGCAAGCTGATTGATATAAAAGGACAGAGGTTCAATCATCTCACAGTTCTTAGTGATGCGGGTGCAGACTCGCGCAGGGAAAGATTGTGGAGATGCCGGTGTGACTGCGGTCAAGAGACTGTCGTAACCGGCAGTTATATACGGTCGGGACACACAAAGACCTGCGGTTGTCGTATTGGTCAGGGTCTTGACCTAGCTGAGCGGAGATTCGGGAAACTTACCGCACTGCGAAAACTGCCGCCTTCCAAAAAAAGGGCGACCGCCAGAACGGACGCTCAGTGGGTTTGCCTCTGTGCTTGCGGAAGAGAAAAAACAGTGATGACCGGCGAGCTTGTAAGCGGGCACATTACAACGTGCGGCAATTGCGCGTTCGGGCGTTATGCGTTTATCGGCGATACGGCGGTTTGTCATCTTGAGAACGGGGATTTTTTCACTATTGACCGCAAAGATCACGCCCTCATCAGCAAATACCGTTGGTGGAATAACGGTCACGGGTACTATGTTACTTCCGTTGCGGGAAAGAAGCTGTCTCTGCACGACCTCCTTCTGCCGCCACAGCCTGGAGCGTTTCGCGACCATATCAACCGCGACAAGTCGGATAATAGGCGAGTCAATTTACGCTACGCATCCGCCGCAGAAAACCAACGCAATCGCGGGTTGCAGCGCAATAACACGTCGGGCTTTATAGGCGTGAGCTGGCATAGAAGCTTCGGTAAATGTCGCGCCCTAATTGAGTGCGGTGGCAAGTCCATCAACCTTGGACAATATAACGCACCCGAAGAAGCCGCCCGCGTTCGCGACAGGGCGGCCTTGGTATATTTTGGCGAGTT